TACTGTTCACATCAGCACTAAGAACCCATTTGTGTTTGCCTCTGTTCGGTGGACGAACAAATCCACCACAAACATGCGGATCGTCATTATCTGTTTTGGCTGGCATGACCTGTCTATTAAGAATAGATTTATTTGAAATATACTGGGCCCAAGGTTTAACTGTTCCCATAGCATCGCCGAGGGTTACTCCCATCTTCTGAGCAATCATGCACATCAGAACAGTGAAGTTTTTAGAATTATCAATCTCGGTGATCAGATATGTATCAGTTCCGCCGTAGTAAACAAATTCACTATGAGCAAGTTCTCGAACTTCGTCCCAATCACCGGCAATTGCAGCCTTATAAATTGGAGATGCTAGCTGCTCTTCTGTGGGTTTCTCTGGAATAATGTACTTACCAGTATAGAAATCATCAAAGCCAGCATATTCAGTATGAGAAACTTTCTTTTTCTTCAAGACAATCTCGGCAATTGTATCTAAACTATAGTTCGGAACTGGAGCAAATGTAAACTTCTTGAACACATCCATCATATCAATGTAGTAATGCCCATCGGTGTTAAATTTGAAGTCCATCTTGCCCATGAACTCATTAGTTTGAAGTTTAGCTTTGCCGTGATTGGAAAGAAGAGAAGTATCCATCCCAAGGTTTTTCATTCTATTATAGATATAAGGAAAGTCGAATCCGCCTCCATTCCAAGCATAGATAATCAGTGGGTCCAATTTAGCAAATAGTCCGAGATAAACCTCAAGCATGTGAATTTCATTTCTGCATTTTACGTACTTGACCTCGTACTCGAACTCGTAAGAATCCTGATGTACCCAATCTCGGAGACCAAGGATAAACATCACCTTCTCTTTGTTATCGTAGAACTGCATTAGGGAGATTGGCTCTAGGGCCTTTTCGGCAACTGGGAATCCGGTACTAGCTGTACCTACTCGGGTCTCAATATCGAGATACCAGATGCGAGGTTCGTTATTGAACGCTTCATTGCCCCAATAGTTATCTCTGATATTTCGGTACATGGGCTCAAGGAAACCGTACTGACCACGGCCGTCTTTTGAACGACCTTGTTTCTTTTCGAGTCTGATTGTATCATCAAGGATATAAGTATAGTTACCGCGGGAAGAAGGTTCATACCATTCACAAGGAATGTCAATCCTCTTCTTTATTGAGCGGTTTAGTTGTGTGTCGAAATAGCGCTCATAGCATTCATAGCCCTCTTTCCACGTAGATTCAAATAATTTCAAGTTCTCTCCTGTTCCGTATATTTATTCTAACAGGAAACTGTTTAAGATTTATTCACCAGTCAATGTTGATAACATATTCACCTTCATCAAGAAGTCCCTTCTCGTGTAAATCATCAATAATCATATCAACAGAAGGATAAAAGTTTCTCGTCCACCAAAGATGTAAACCGTTCTTGCGTTCCCATTCATCAGCTGTATCCAAGAGTTGTTCTGGGTCTCGTTCAAGCCAAGCTTTAAAACTTACTCCCATATCTTCGTGGTTTACTTTTTCAGGAACGGTATCACACCCAAAATCATAACAATCTCTACTAGGTACTGAAAACTCGAAAGTTCCTCTCTCTTTACAACCATCTTGCTGCTGGAAACAATATGGCCGACCGTATGTTTTCTCAACCAAATCATCCCAGTCTTGAACATCGACGTAGTTAACACTTTTCTTATGCAATTTCATTTCATACACCCAGATCCTCAATAAATTTAATCAGCTCTGTTGGCGAGCTGTACAAACCGATAGCTCGGTCGCATCTGTAATCGTCTGTGTACTCACCAGCATAAGGAACAGGCACATCAATAAACTGATCGACGGTCATATCAATGACTATCTCTTCATCGTTCTCATCTTCAAGTACCAACCATGAATGGTCCTTTCCTTGGAATGCACCAGTACACAATGCAATGTTGTAATCAAAAAGACCAGCACGTTTGATTTCACGAATCAACCAAGTGCAAGCCGTGTGACAGTGTCTATAGGTAGAAGCAGCATCTGTCTCTTCCAGCATACGCTGAACATCTGCTAATTCAAGAACTTCCTGAACCGCTGTTCTCATACAGACACCCCAATTAAGCGCTGTTCGATTTCGTAGTAGAACTTCATGTAACGGATGTTTCGGTCGATATCCTTGTCACGAATACCTTTCAGACGTTTGAAATCTGAGTTGTGAGTAAGGTCCGCTTTCTTAACAAGCATCGCGTCAACTGAGTTAAAAATCTTTTCCTTGTATTCCTCGTAAGATTCACCGGGCATTTTAGTCATCCGCATGATACCTTCGATAACTCGATCTGAAATTCCAGCATCTTCAAGTTCACCCCGTGAGACATCTGTGTCTTCAAACAGATCATGACCAACAGCAATGCACTGAAGTTCCTCATCATTGGAATTCAGGATATTCATAACAGCTAGTGGGTGCAGGATGTAGGGTTTTCCACCTTTGTCGAACTGACCGGCATGGTTATTTGTAGCGATGAGAATCATCTGGGAGAGCATTTCACCTTTTTTCATGTTGTACTCCTTTTATATATTAATACTATCAGGAAATAACCCTGCTGTCAACCATTTTATAGCTTATCTCAAATCATCTCGGCGGCGATACTCGGTTTCTTCTAATTTACGAACCTGTTTCTCTAGCCTATCTACTTTCTTCATAAGCTTGACAAGTTCTTTATATAGATCGAATGGATTACATTTGGATGGTGCAATATTTTTCATATAATCAGCTCCGGATTGTTCTCTTTTATTTCTTTCAATAAACGCGAGTTTCTCTTGTACTCAATAAGCACTTCTTGAATATCAGCACCAAAATCATGTGCGTCTGCTTCATCAGCCTTTACCCAATAGTATCTCCAATCACCTACTCCGGCTCCTAGTGTTCTTTTCTCAATCATAAGAACTAAACCACATAAGGTTTTCTTAAAGTACCAAGGCTTTACAGACCTTTGAGTATGATATTTCATAGCCCGATTTTCTTACCGCGCATAGCAGATTTAACCTTGCTGATTCCATCCTCAAGAAGGTATGATTCCACAGCACTTGTAATACGATCATTCTTGCGTTTAGCAATTTCTGAACCAAGGTCGGCAGCCAGAATTTCATGAGTCTTGAAAATGTCATGGAAATATTCTTCTGGGAGAGTATTATCTTTCCAGATCGCAAGACCCTCGTCTTTGCTCATATGCCTAAGCTCAATAATATCGAACAGTCTTCCTTTACGAAGAAGAGCAGAATCAATATCATCATATTTTTGATTTGTTGTGATAATGAACTTTGTTTTGTTCTTTTCAACACCATCAGTAAAACTTAGGAACTGATTCAGGAAAATATTCTTCTGAGCATCTTCTTGTGATGAAGTTTCAGAGTCGCGCTTTGTCAGCATGTAATCCAAATCATCAATAATAACGAAGTCGGTTTTGCGAGCTTCAATATTTCTCCAGAACTGGTCGTTAACAAGAACATCAATGCTTTTTACATAAGCACAAGAGATGAACTGATTTTCCAGTGATGGATTATCTGCAATTTTATCATAAGGAATCTTATCAGGATTTTCATATGCATATTTCAATGCAAGTGTACTCATTTTAGATTTACCGAGACCGGGTTCACCAACTAGAAGCAGGATATTTTCAGCTCCTGTAAAGAATTGATCGAACATGATTGTGGTGTTAATATAAGGATAGTACTTTTCAGAGATGTAGTTCAGATCTTTTGGTTCAATATCTCTGCTCTGTTCATCTAGACGGTTGTTGTTCATGCTAAAAGCACTCATCATAATCTCAACTGAGTTATCTTTAGGCGAGTTCTTTAAATAGATTTCCCAAACCTTTGAGTTAATTTCTTCACTTCTGCAGTAAATATTAGCGAACACATCCACAGAGTTCCCGTGAGTATAAATTCGTAGTTCTTCACCATAATACCTAGCATTGATATGATTCTTTGAAACTGAATAGTTATATTCTTCAAGTTCACAAATACTATTTTTTAAATCTTTGATGAATTCTTTAAACGCTGGACTTTTCAGTCTAAGCTCAGGCATAGTAATAACAAATCCATCCTGGATGTTCTGATAAACTACAGTAGCCTCATCGGCGTTAAGCTCCTCAGCAATACTTCTTACCTGAAGTTGTACATTTTCATCTTTCATTCTTTACCGCCTTTTAGTAATGTTAGATTTCCCTTTCTTGTGATTACAATTTCTTCTGGGATTTCAATCTTCTGCATTTTTGGTTTTTGCTTTGGTGCTGGTTTTTGTTCTGGAGCAGCTTGTGTGGGTTTTTCTTCACCTACATTTCTCAATTCTGGTTGAACCAAATCAAGAAATCTTATAGCAACACCAGAACTCCTATCTATAATAGCTACAATGTTATTGAGAGGTATAGTAATAGCACACGGGACCTGAGAGAAGTGAGTATACCACTGAAGAATATGAGAATCATAATCATAAGTTGGGTTCGGTCTCTGATCAGATTGAAGTGATAGAATAATTGATTGACCGTAGCCAAACTGTTCCTTCACATGCTCTGGAATTCCTAATTCATCATCAACAACTACTTGAATCTCGTATGCGTAGATATCTGAACTATTACATCCCTCGCAAAGACCAAACAGAGTATGGTCTAGGATTGACATTTGTCTCATTGGAACATATTCCAAAACTTTCTGGCAACAACACCAATAAGATTCACAAGGGTCGCTGGCCAAATGGCAGCTGCAATAAATTCTTCTTTATCAACAGTGAATCCATGCCAACCACTCCAGAAACACAGTACTGTCAAGGCTACCAAAAATCCAATTAGCCAGTATGTTAGGTATACTTGGGATAGAACCCAAATTGCTGTTAAAATTTCCATTTTATCTCCTTATCGTAAACGCATTAATTCAGTTAAGCAGGCTGCAAGATTCAGATTTTTATCTCTTACACCATCAGACCACTGCTGATATCGAGCAATTGTGACCACAACATTCGGGTAAGCTTCAGGTTTGAAGTACTTTGCCGCGTTGTGATACAAATATGTGTACATGTTATCAGGGGCGTTAATTTCATTAACAGCTACAATCATCTCTGTATATGTATCTGCTTTAACCACCGCCATTACTTTATCGAACACGTTGATATCATCAAGTTCATGTTCAGATACCTTGAATGTTCCGTTCTTGCTGTATTTCTGCAAGGTACCAATCATTGAACGAATACGTGGATAGAATGTGTTGATAACAGGAACTAAATCCTTAGGATCGTATTGAATACCTTCATTATCAAGAACCCAACGTAGTCGCTCAAAGATTGGCTTAACCATTTGCTCTTTAGGGAAAGAATTGAAGTCATAAACCTCAAGTCGTTCAAGCAGTGGAGCAATAATCTTTTCTTTATAATTACCAGTGAAGATGAACCGACAGTTCTGGCTGAATTCATCAATGAATCCACGGAATGCCTTTTGACCATCTGGTGAGAAGTTATCGAACTCATCCATAACAACAATTTTGATATTGTCATCGAATGAACTCTGAGATGCGAACTTCATGATTTTACCACGAAGAACATCAATTCCCTTCTCAAGAGAACCGTTAATCCACAAAGCCTCACCACCAACTTCTTTCAGAATCGCATTAGCAGTTGAGGATTTACCAGTACCAGGAAGTGAACTGAACATTCCGATGTTCGGAATATCCTGACTTGCTGTGTATGATAAAAGCGACTGCTTTATCTCCTCCGGCAGAATAATGTCCTCGATGCATTGGGGCTGATATCTGTGATACCAAACACTCTTTGTCATGTCGAACTTTTTCATAGGTGCGAGTTGAGTCATATTAGTTCCTTTAGTTCCTTCTTCCTTTTAATGATTTAGGTTATTATAAACCACAACCGATTAAGATTACTGACGGTATGTTCTGTACTCTGGGTTATGAGTCCAGTTTGGATTCATCTTGAGAATATCAGCAATAATAGCTTCTTCTGTAAGTTCAGTTTCGAACTCGAAAGAATTTTCCATTGTGTTGTACATATCGTATTTGTCAAATACAGCACGAACCCGCGGGAAAGAATCTTCACGAATATTATCACTTGCGCACCAGAGATCTTCAAGTTCATAGACAACATCATATGAATGTCCCCGTGCCTGGTTAATTAAATTATCCATAGCATCGGTGATTGGGTCTGCATCTTCGTTGTTTGGGAATACTTCAAAATTCATCATTTCGTCGAGTTCAAAAACATCAAATTCCATCTCCAGTTCATTAAATTTAGCAACAAGTGCCTTCATGTCTTTCATTAGTTCTTCTTGTGTTTTCATTTTCCTTTTCTCCTAAATTAGCTTTTCAGCGTGTAAATTAAATGGATCGAACTTGTCCAAGTTATTGAGTCCCTGAGCATACTCAGTTACTCCTTCCCTTGGGGTGTACTCAAAACAAAAGTATGGGTACCAATCTTCTGCATGATTTGTGCCAGCCGTCAGCCACACGTGACCAGTCTCGTCAGTTAAATACATATGATCTTCAGTTTCTGAAAAGTAAACATTTACAATTGGTCGGTTGTGGAAAATTGCACGGCGCTCTTCAACATATTCAGAACTCAATAATGGAATCTCACCCAATGAAGAACGATAACCGTCCTGTTCATCTTCGAGAACCTCAAAAACCAAGTTTCCAAGTTTAAACATTTTATCATCACATCCGTAGAATGAGTACAATGTATGTTCTTCAACTATATCACTCAAGTACACATATATCTCCTATAGAAATTCTTCTGCATGTGCTTCTTTAAAGTCAAGCACCGACTTGTAGTAAGTTACTCGGTTCCAAAGACTAGGATTTGTCCAATTCCAAAATAAGAAATCACCCAAATCTGGCTGGATACGTCCATTTTCTAAATGATAAAGTATTTCATTCACATCAAAGATACATAAATTTGATTTTCGGCGAGGTACGGAGCGGGCGCTGCAGAGAGGGAACCACATGAAACAGAACCGTTTATGAATCCAAACATTATCTGTTCTTGATGAATGACTTAATCTAAACATCTTATGAAATTTCAGCCATCGTTGAAATTGTATCAATGAATTCCTTTAACGGAACCCTTGAACCTCTGCCCTCAAAGTTTCCTCGACATGGTGTAACACATGTAAAGAATTGAGTCATTCTCCCTGTTGAGTACACTTGGTACATTACAGTACGGTCAGAGCCGCGCATACGGAATTTTCTACGGACAGGTGTGCCACAAGATTCATTGGCCTTTGCTCTCATGAGCAAAGAAATTGCCACTGCTCCATCATAACCGATTAAAGAATCTGCATCAATGATTGCCTGACGGGCCGCAGCTTCTTTAGCTTGTCTTTTTCTAGCAGCTTCTTTGAATTTGTCATGTTCAGAGATTAAGAATTCTTCTTGTTCTTTTAATTCTTTGGCGTATTCAACTGCAGCGATCATTGCATATCCGAAGTTAAGTGCAGCAGCTACATCAGATGGAACCTCTTTGTTGTCGCGGCCCCCTGTGGAGTGCGACACACTATAGTTCATGCCATCTTCATCGCCCCAATGATCACGAGATATAGTAATCTCAATGGATGAGTTAGACCAGTAACCCTTAACGGATACGGGAATATTCATCCTTCCGCTAAAGTTTTTGAATGTTTCGGGCTTGTGAATGGTGAAGGTTTCGTCACCAGTTTCATGTTCAGACATTAAATTTCCTCCGCTTCCTGTAGCCAACGTCTAGCTGTTTCTGCATCTGGGGCAGAAGTTAAAACAATATCAAAGGCTTCTTCTGCCCAGCGCTCTTCCTGAGCAATCTGTCGATCATTTTCCTCGATGAGATAATCCCACTCAGCCTGTTTTTCGGCCTGGGTCATTGCTGCCCAACGAGCCCAACCAAAGTTACCTGGACGAGAACCATAAACATCCTTGTGAAGGTCTGAGTAGATATTTTCGTCGTAGGTAAAAGCCATGTTGTTCTCCTTTTATGGGTTTATTCTATCAGGAAATTACCATGCTGTCAACCATTTTGTTCAGCTACAGCTGACATAAAGAACCCGCGCTTACACCCAAGAGTGAAGAGGCGCGGGCCGTGTTACTTTAGTTCTTGTTCTAGATTATTTGGTTTAGATAAGTAATCAGAGTACAGTTTCTTAATTGCATCTAAATTTATTTCATCCGTTGCTTTAGTATCTAAGACAGTAGTAATTAAAGTTGGTGTATCATGTCTAACGGTTGTTATGATTTCTACATTTAATCTAACTGTTGTAGCGAAACCAGTTGTTGTGGGTTTAGCATCTGAAATTCCGTACACGAAAGTAGTTCTACCAAAACCTTTAGCAAGGTCCATATCAATAGTAATTTCTTTACCTGTTGCGATATTAGACAGAGTAATTGTTCTATTCATACCAGGTGGCCCGTATTCAACTATTGAGTGCAATTGTCCTTTATAAACCTTGAATGTGTCAGAATATCCTGGTCTTACTTGAACTGGCTTTGCAGATTTTAACCTAGACTCAATTTTCTTAATATCTGAGCTTTTGATATTTACAATTTTTTTCTTATTTGCTCTTAGCCACTTCACAACATCCTCTTCTCGTGAAACAAGAATGCCTAATTCCTCTTTATATTGAGGTGGGCTATATCTGGGTACTGATTTGTTTTCTTGTAGAAAATCTGTAAATTTCATTTCGTTCATTTAATACTCGCTTTTACAAACCAGATCATCTTATCAATTGTTGCAATCCAGCCGTCAATTAGATTTTGCAGTACACGTGATAGTGAGGGGTCACGAGCAGCATTCTCAAGGGAATTTTTAACTCCTTGTAGAGCACCACCCACTTCTACAAATAGCTGTTGTTCGTCTGTACCAGCAAATGTGCCAATAGAACCAACACTTACCATAAGATTAATATCTGAGATTTTAATCTGTTCAGCAACTTCATCTGCCATACCAGCAAGGGTTCCATAAACATCACCGAGCCATGGATGAATTGCAACAAATGCACCAGAACGAAGATTCCAGTGAGCAGTCTGAGCAACATGACTAGCCTGTGTTAAAGAGTCGACAATATTCTGTAAACTATCTTGCACGCCTTCTGTTAGAGGTTCAGCCTCAACTTTATTTTCTTGTTGTAAAAAGTCATTGAATTTCATTTTATTTTCCTTTTATTTTCCTTTTGGTTTAACTGTTAGTGCTGTATGCTTACCTGTGATTTCTGTATGATTAACAGTCATAGGAATACCAAGTTCTTTTCCGATAGCCATAACTTGGCTAGTAGCTTTCTGAAACCAATGAGGCCAATCAACCATGATTGTTTTAGTCTTAGGGTCATACCAGATCTGAGTTTCCTCACCGGCACTACCGAACATTTCTACAGATAGTTCTGCCATCTTTTGAGCAAGTTGCTCAGGGTCAGACATAGGGTCAAGAATTTTCTTTAAGCTTGTAGTGAGTTCAACAGGTATCCAAGTGACGCCAGCGATATTATCATCATACGCGATTGGCTCACCATCAAAGAAAATCCAATGAACATCACCTCCGAAATACGGAATCACAACCATCTCAATTTTGTTAACAGGATCAGCATTATACTGTAATCTATCAGAGTTTGCATCAGCGGTGTCAGAGAACTCTTTAACTGATACACCAGTATCCACAGCAAGCCATTTCTTGAGTTTAGCTGGGAGGTCTTTAAAACGTCCAGTTTTAGAGACAGTGAACTTTAGATGTTCATTATCTTCAATAAAGCCCCAAAAATCTTGGAATACACCACTTTGTACATCCTTTACTTTAAGTTTAGAGCCTTCGTTTAGCTCTTGTTGTAGAAAGTCATTGAATTTCATTAGAATGGTCCTTGTTCACCGTTATCTTCCCAAGTTGAGTTGGCTTGGTCGGTGTATGATTTGTATCCGTTAATCTTAGAGGCCTTATCCATCCACTTCATCATATCAAATTGCTTGATACCTTTGGATTTAAGATATGCTGAGATTTTATCAAATGGGTCACCATCTGGAAAAGCATATCCGATTTCATTGCTGATAACTTGTGCTAGTTCACCAATATCAACTGCTGATCTTCTTGGAGCTCTAGCTGAGCGAACCTTTGATTTCTTCCAACCGCGAGGAATATCTGAAAGCTTATTGCCGATTTCTTTAATACCATCAGCACTGAAGAACATATATCTCTTTCCGGATTGGCTCACAAGAACACGTGCAGGGCGGCCCTTGGGACCAGTGAACTCAAAATCTGAAACCACATCCCAATCACCAGTCATTGTGTACCGATTAGTAGCATTATCTAGAGAAACCGATTCAGCCAGTTCTTCTTGTTCTAAAAATTCAATAAAACTCATTATGAACCCTCAATTGTTTAGAGTTATTTATATATTAGCCTTGTTAGAATAAATCAATGAACTCTGCAAATGGAGTAAAGATATAACCGCTAGGCTTTTTCTTAATGTCAGCAATGTTTGCTTCTGCTATGTACTCTTTTTCAGTACCAGCAAAATAAACAGCATAGAGAGTTTCCTCATCTGAATAGACATCTACTGGACGATGAGACATATCTTCTGTTATGCCAAGCCACTTTTTGCCTTGTAATTTACTTTCTTTCATCTTCGTTACCTCATAGTTTATTATAAACCACTGCTGATTAAAAAACCCACAAATCCTGAAGGAAATGTGGGTTCTTTAGAGTCCTAAGGTATAGGATTATGCGTAAAGTGCAGTTAGTTCAGACCAGCGGGTTAAACCAGAAGCTTTTAATAGCAATCCAAGCTGTAGGGCACGAACTGTAACCTGCTTAGATTGACGAGCATATTCAGGTGTCATATAATTGATCTTGTGCTCTGGAGCAGAACCTGTTTCACCAAGTGCCTCAAGAACATCATCTACATCCATCTCGCTGAATAGTCCCTTGGCTTTTGCCTGAGCATAACCGATTGATTTGATTCGTTTCAGAACATCCTGTTCAGCTAGATACACATCAATAAAGATTGAACGAGACATAATAGCCTGTTCGATCTGGTCAGCTCTCATATTACTAATGAACACCATACCGCCAGTGAATTTGAATTTACTTGGTAGAATAACATCGCGTTCGCCCATGTCACCTTCAAGATCATCACCCATCAACGGATCATAGTTGCGTTTTGTAGCACCCTTAACAATCATAGCACCCTGTTCAATAGCTTTCTGAACATACTCGGAGTACTTTTCAATTTCTTCCATGCTCTTACCAACCATGTTCTTAGTACCGGTAAGATACTCAGCCATGTTGTCTCCTGAGGTATCAAGAATTGGTTTAAGCATCATGATGATTTCACTGTGTTTCAGAATAGCATCTGCTTCATCGAACACGATAATTTTGTCGCGCTCTTGGAATAGCGTCTTGTAGAATGCAAGAGGTGAAGCCTTAGTACCTGAGTGATAAGTCCATTCTTTACCTTCAGAACCAAGAAGAGCCTTTAATGAACGAGGACCTTCGGTGATGTGGTATGTTTTACCAATACCGCCCTGCCCACAAACAATCAGTGTTCTCCATTTCTTTGTAGCAACAAGCCCAAGTAAATCTTCAATATCTTCAAAGACAGTATCAGGATTTGCGAACACTTTCTTTTTGAATTCTTTTTCAACTTTCTTGATTTCGCCCTCGAATGAGTTAGTTTCCTTAGCACCAAGGAATACTTCTACCTGTTCTTTCAAACCAGCTTTTTGAGCATAGCCTTTCAGATAATCTTCACTACGAGCAGCAGAAGCAGGCAAGCCATTTTCTTCAGCCCAAGCGGCACGTTCATCTTTAGTACGAGCTTCATGCATTGCATTAAATTCAGTGAAAAGTTCATTTGCTTCTTTTAGTTGTCCTGTTGTTAATGCAACAACAACTTTATCAAGAACCTGAATTACATTAAGCTCAGGAGCAAATTTTACTGTTCTTGTTGGGTGCTGGAAATCAGAATTATTTTCTGCCCAATAATCCATGCTTGTAAGTTCATACAATGCAGATTTGGCAAGTTTTACGTCCCAGTTGAAACGAAGCATAACACCTTTGTTATTCATAACTCGGAAGCCTTTACCGGGTCCCCAAGCACGCTTGTATTCCTCAAAGCCTAGTGGTTTAAAATCACCACCCAGACGTTTGCCCATAATTTTTGAGTACAGTTTCACAACCTTCTCGATTCTTGCTTCACTAAATTTAGCTTCTGTCAAAGAAAGAATCTCTTCTGGAAGAGATACAATGCTCTCTTGTTCAATTAAATCTCTAAATTTCATCTTCGTAAGTACCCCAGTTTATTTTCTTAATTTGTGATGCCGATGGGACAGGTAACCCTTCTTTCTTCAAGTAAGCAAGTATTTTCTTCATTGAGGATGGCTTTGGATCGCGTGGCGTTCCTTCAATAGCATCGTATTTTGTTGTTTTAGCTTTATGATCAGTTATTCCAAAAGCGAACACTGTTGCATCTTCATCTTCTGCACTGATCTGGTATGATAATTCTTTTCCGATATGCAACTCTGCATCATAACCAGTTTCATCATCACCTGATAATTTCCATGCAACTGCTTCGTTTAAATCATCAATTTGATTTTGCAATCTTCGTTCTTGTTCAATCCAAGACGACATATTATTCAGTGCACGCGAGCGTCTAGCCGGGTCGTTGATATAAGGACCTGTTGATATCTTATTTTGGAGATCAGCTAACTTTTTCAGTAATTTTGCTTTCTTAGGGCTCGTAGCTTCTGTTAAAAAATCTGTGAATTTCATTTATTTGCCCTTGTTCTTATTCGGAGCTGGTTTAGGTTGAGTATTCTTAGAAACTGTTTTCTTAGCAAGCATAGGTTTTTCAACCTCTTCTTCCTCTTCCTCGGGTTCTTCTACTTCTTTTTCCTCAGGTTCTTCTTTCTCCTCAGGTTCTTTTTCCTTAGGAGCATCATCTTTATCATCGGTATCATCAAGATCACCAATATCAGCATCAGCAACATCTGGGATGTACTTCTGAATAAAAGCACCAACTTCAGTAGTTAGTGCATTTATCTTAGTTTCAAATTCTTGAACTTCTTTTTTGGCTGGATTATCTGGTGACATAACTGCTAGCATGTCGATAAAGGTTAGACCTGCAAGACCGTTCTGAAGTTCCTTAGCCATTGCTAGCGCCTGGAATTTCATCTCTGATTCTGTAAGGGTCTTAGGTTTGTTTTCAATTAGGTCTCTAAATTTCATAAACCAATCCTGTTGTATTTTAGTTTATTTATACAATAGAATCAATTAGCCCCAATACAATAGCATCATCTGGTGACATATAACAGTCGCGAAGAGTCTTATCTTCGATCTGTTCAAGTGTCGCTTTACCTTTACTGAACAGTGTAATATCTTCAATCATTTGATTCTGGAGATATTCTGTTTCTTTATAATCAACATGCATATCATGCACTGTTCCCTGAGTACCAGATGAAACTGAGTGAATCATTATACGGCAGTTCGCGGTTGCCCGGCGAGTTCCTGTGCCTGCAGCAAGGAGATATGCTCCCATGCTTGCGCACAATCCGGTGCCTACGGTATTAACCTTGCATGTGATTGTGTTCATAATATCCTTAATTGCAAGACCAGCATATACAGACCCGCCCGGGCTGTTGATATAAAGATCGATTGGCTTGTTAGGATTATCTGCATTCAACCACATCATCTGCATGATAATAGAATTAGCAATATCTGAATCAATAGGTTCTCCGAGATAAATGATTCTATCCTGAAGAAGTTTTGAAGGTAGATCGTAAGCCTTTGAGCTCCGCCCGACTGTTTCAATTACGTGTGGCTGATGCATATTTACTCCTTTCCTTTTAAGTGATGTAGAACAAAATAGTCATTACTCAACCCAATGAATCTCCATTCATTAATTATCTCAGGGTCAACTTCTATTTTGGCTCCGTTTTCGAAGAATTCAACATCTTGGATTGGTACCGAATCCCAATAAGCTCTTCGCTTGTGGAACTCGATAACATCCTCGACATCAATTCTTATCTTTTTGCTCATAATATTCCTTATATGCATCCAGAACAGCCTTCTGTTCTACAATATATCTTCTCAGTAAAATCATATTCATACTAAGAGCTTCATATCCATCATCGGTTAATCCGAATAGAACAACATCATATTTACGTTTCTCAAGTTCTGCAAATACTTCTTTTGCGTTCTCAGGTGTTATAATAACCCATTGCAATTCACGTAGCGTGACTTGAGCGGGGGCCTGTAAACTGAGATGTGTACGTGCTTGTTCATTAGTAATAACTTCAATCGGTTTTACCTGACTACATCCGAAGATGAGAAGGCTACTTAGACAAATCAGCAACAAGTTCTTTACATTCATTGTTCTTTTCTCCTTCTTTTAGTTCAGCGCCAGTGGCGAGTTCAAAGCATCTATTTACTTTAGCAGTTGCTTTGTTCACAATTTTATTAACAAGCCCCGGTTTTACTCGGGTGATAGCTCCAAGATCTCTTGATTGGCCTCTAGCATTAATGTTGAACTTTTCGTTCAGATCATCAATTTCTTTCTGCTGAGATTCTTTGATATCTGCTAGTACCTTATTAGAAATTTGGATACTAATCATATCATTTGCTTGCTTTTCGATTACTTTCTTCTGATCTTGTACGGATTTGGTTAGTGTTGCATTATTTGCTTCAGAAATTGCGAGGTTAGCTTTGATACTACTAATGTACCAAAGCCCACCTGCAATAACTAAAAAGACAATAACCGCCAAAACTGCTTGAATCAGTTTAATGTACGGCTGAAGGAATCCCATTACTCAGATGATTCCTCAGTTGTTTCAGGGTCTTCAGCTGGTGTGAATTTCTCAGACTCAGCAGTGAGATCAGCAAGCAGCTTCTGGCGAGCCAGGTTACTAATAGAAAGAGTCAGTGACTGCTGCTGAATAACAGAATCAACCTTTCGGATATCTTCCAGAATTCCGTGCCCGAGATCGGTAACAGATTCCATAGTAAAAAGCTTGTCACCTAGCTTGATAGTGTGAATCTCACCCTGCTCTGGGCCTGTTTCTTTCTTTTCAGATTTCTTTGACATTATTTTTGTTCTCCTTTGATATAATGTTTAATTATAAACCACTGATGGTTAAGATTAAATGAATTCCTCAGGATTTTCTTCTTTAACAATCTCTAGAAGTTTTGCGAATGCTAACTCAAATTGTTTGTAGGTCATTTTAACTTCGCCAATTTCTACACCTTCTTGATTGAACTTCATGTTCCCTGTTAATGGAACAGGTGTTACACTTTGATATGAGCCATTATATATAGCATTCGCTGGAATTGTTGTATGTGTATGTGAACTATAAATGCTGCTGTTCCCGGTGTTCCCGGCACTGAGCCCTTTACCCGGAATATAGTTACCAGTTCCCTGAGAACTCATATGAAGTGCTCTGGGTATACTTCAGCAGCAACCTGTACGTCGTGGTGAGTATAATGTAATGATTTTGGAATTGAGCCATCAGGAACCGAAAACTCCTCTATTAAACCATCATTATGAAGGTGACGAGCAACAGTAAGCTCTGGACTCTGTCGAGGAACATCAGCGTAAAGAAGACCAATCATTCCCATGAATAATTCTATACACCTTTCTGGGTGCTGACGGATAATATCATCGTGAATCTCTTGAATAGGTTCAAAATTACCATCCTTATTTAGCTTTGCGATTTCAGATGATAGAATGTGATACCCGTAGTCGTCACCGTCGTTGTAGTAATACTCGTATTTGTCCCAGATATTAGTAATAAGTGAACTGTACAGAAAATTGAGAACTTCACTTCCTTCATCAACTGCATTTTTCTTTTCAATGTACTTGTGATATCTTGTAAGTGTATCTCTACAGAATCGGATTGAATTGTATCTTATGACATCACTGAATGATGAGTGAAGTAGCAGTTGACCTAAAGAAGTATATGCACAACGAGAGCAGTTAAAGTCGAACCCTACAAGAATATCCTCAACCTGTCCTGTGTTCTTAGTAATGAACTGTAGTTTAGTACTACCTTCGTATTTTAGCTTAGAATCAGAACTTTTAGATGCGAAAAGGCTCGAAACGTCTTGCTCCACAGAAAAGATTTCTTCAACACATTCTTCTGTTCCGCCTGCATGGAATGAAATTGCATTAGGGGATACAAAATCAGTACTGCCTTTGAAAGCTTTCTTAACTTTTTTCAAATCAGAATCTTTATAAAAGTACACATCAAGATCATCGTAGTCTTTTAGACCCTGCATAATACTGAAAACAGAACCGCCAGCAATAAAGAACGGAACGTTAACACCACCCAAAGCAAGAAAGTCTTTTACTTCTTGCACATGGGTATCGAGCAGTGATTCTTGCTCAAATGTAAGTTGATGATTTGCTGGGTGATTCAAAGGAATAACTCCGGTAGTATTTCTTTTGCTTCTTCAATTTCTTCTGCAGTCATTACACCTTGGTTGATGTAATTCTTATTACAAGCTGAAACGATAGGGCACTTGGAACAAAAGTGCCCACGGCAAAAGGTTTTTCCAGGAATCAAAGGGTTCAATTCTTTGTGTTCAGCGAACATTTCAAGCAACTGCAATTTTGTTTTCATCAAATCCTCCATGTACAGCAGAAAAGGGCCCCGAAGGGCCCTTCACAATTAATCCTTACGATCAGCGGCCTGGACGATACGTTTGAACAAATTCTTCTCATTTGCCTTAGTATCCGCGTCAACCAATTTCTTGTAACCTTCAGGATCATCCTTACGGAATCCTTTCAGGAAGGCTACACAGATTTCAATCTCAAGGCCGTAGAGGTAAGCCAGTAGGGTAAACATATCACCCTTCTTGGTGTACTTATCCTTCAACTGTTGAGCAAGTTCAGATTTCTGAATTGCTTCCTGCTTTTTCACCTTGTCGGTAATAAGAGCAGCAAGGTCCTCAATCTTATCGAACTTGGAGCGGTTGTCCTTGACAATTTTTTCAATGTCAGCCATTTTAACAACATCCACGTAGTTCCTCAGGAATGAGTGGAACTGTGAAGCCAGTTCTGAACCAACCTTACCTCGCATGATTTCGAACACAATTTCCTCAGGAATGGTCTTGATGTTATTGATATAATCACCAAGTTTAGTCCATGACCGAGGTGTTGCACCCACTCCACCATCAGCAGGTGACCAGTGGAGACGATCTGGATGTTCCATGATAAAGTCACGAACAACCTGATTAACACCAGTTTCACGGGCCCATTCAAGCCAAACCGGTGCGTCAACCTCAACAGTTACATGACAGAAACGGTCCATCAATGCAGGGTCAAGCTCATCAACCTGATATTCATCGGCTGGGTTAATAGCAGCAATTACAACTGTACGCTGACCATCAACTGTAGGGAGAATATGCTCATGAATCTGACGTTCAAGAACAAGCTCCATTGCACTCTGTCGAACATCGAGTGGTGCACGGTTCAATTCATCAAGGAACAACATGCACTTTTTGCCCTGTTTAGCGGCTTTGTACATACGCTGCAACCAAATTGGTACAGACCAAGTAGTAACAGCAACATCACCATCCATGATGGTATGAGGTGTACCGATAAGGTCACCAACTTCCTGATGTGACAGGAACAAGGTTTCCATGTGATAATCATCTTCATCACGCACCTGTTTACAGATTGCGGATTTACCTAGGCCGTGGGCACCTTCCATAATCACGGTGTCGTCTGCAGCGGCAGCGGCCCTGATTACTCCTTTAACAGCTTTAATATCCATTGTTTCTCCTTCTCTCGTTCATTAAAGATATTTCCAATAGGTATATTCTATCAGGAAATAACCGTGCTGTCAACCATTTTGTTCAGTTTATTTGCATTTATTTTCAGATCATTGATTCTGGATATTTCTCTTTCATGTACACATCGAACCAAATTGGAATACCACCTGGTCCCATCGGTGTTCCACGGATATGAATATTTTTATCTGCGGCATCTAGAGCCACAATATCTTCAAATGTGATAATGTCTTGGTGAAAGAACTCATCAAAATAGAAGTTATTATAGTTGCCTTTATATCCATACCCGGTTTGCAATATTGATTCTCTATATGTAAATCCAAGAATTCCAATTTCTTGTAGTTGTTTCTTTTCTTGGTGATCATGAACAACGAAGATTCCTGGCTTCCTTCTGTATAAACTTTTAAGCTCTTCTGTTTTTCCAGATTGCCGAGGACCGATTACAAGATCAATCACCTACGGATACCTGTGCATGAGCATATCTCTGCTTCAGAGCTTCATACAGCCCGTCGAATGTCAGATCGTCACTGTACTCAAGAATTTCTGCAAGAGCAACATTATCTTCACAGTAATTGAAGTTCTTGTCTCTCCACTGATTCTTATTATAAGTACCCTCTTTGTACCCATTATCCTGTCGGAAGAAATTCAGAGCATTCTTACCAATGTACATGCTGTAAAGTTTATCGAATGGCATATCGAATGATTCCATTAAATCCAAGAATCCAGCAATCTGATCACCAATATACCCACTGAACATGCACTGGATAAAAGAATCGCATGCCATCAGCTGGGTTTCTTTATCGGTTTTAATGAACGGATCATCCATCACATCAAAGAATACTTCAATAACTTCATCTTGAACACTCATTCCGTTATCCGAGATAATCTGTGACATTACAAAATGCCAGATATCTACAATCTCAAGAAACGCCTGGTCTTTATCGAAGCTATCTGTTTTCTTCCACCACTTGTAACCTCGGTATTCCATAAGTTCAGCTGCTTCAACAACAGCGGCTCTGTAGAATGGAGTATCAAGTTTCTGATAATCATCACCAAGAACTTTCTTATTTAGACCATCCTGGATTTGGAACATTTCCTTAATCTGCTTTTTAATTAGTTCTTTGCTCATATGTTCGTATTTACCTCGTGTAATTTATTGGTTTATTCTATACCCGTGCCGTTTAAGAAATCACAGGTCTAAAGACTACCGAAAAAAGCCACCCGAAGGTGGCTAATTTTAAAGTTGACCTGTAACGACGAGATACGCCATTTCAGTTATTGCATCGAGAGGGTCCTTTGATACCTGCACCTTTTGGCAATATGCATCATGTGAACCAGCTTCGTATAAACCAGAGGGGTTCTTCTTCACGTATAGATTGTACTTGAGCATGATATCGAACGCATCACGGCGGTGAATGTACGAGTTGAACTCTACACGGCCACCCAAAAGAACAGTTGTCTCTGAAGGTGGAGAACCAGGTCGTTTAAGACCTATGGAAACAATCGTTGAATCTTTGCTGAAATAATTCTCAGCAACTTTTAACATTTTATCTAAATCGCACATATCTATCCTAGTCTTGGAATTCGTTAAATGAATCCCATAATTTTCTGAATTTTATCTCGTACAGAGTCTCAATTCCTCGGACAACTGTTGCTACATCGAGAGGGTCCATCTGATCTTGAATATCATCTAATCTCCAGCTTAAAGCACGAAGATCGTCAAGTATACCTTGGCATCCCATAATATCTTCTTTGATATCCAATCTATCAGTCATAAACACTCCTTTTTAATTGGTAGTCCTAGAAGGAATCGAACCTTCGCTAAGCCCTAATCTGGGGCAATCAAGTTTATAAGTCTTGTCGTGCTTCCAATTACACTATAGGACCAAATTGGTGGACCCGGGCGGATTCGAACCGCCGTCCAGAAACCTTCAATAAATGCTTTCTACACGCTTAGTTTATTTTTGTACTCCGGTTAAACTGGAAAATAAACAAACCAGTTCAGAGAGTTGACTAAAATTTTCGACCCAAGTTTCGTCAATACTTGAGCTTATCCTATCTAATTGTCCTTCAGATCACCGCCGATAGGCGAGCAATGAAAGAAGGTCTTATGCCGCTAGGGCTAGAGGGGTTGTGTCGTTTGCAATTAAGCGTTTGTCACTGTTAAGGCCGTGGCGTGCCTGCGTGCTTACAAGTTCTCCGAATCTCTGTCGAAACCTGTGTCGGGCCCGTAAGTTGTTAAAATTTCTTGAATTCTCTCTATTCCATAAGAAGGATATGCACCTGCAATTTCCTTATAATCTGCTTCTGGATGAGCAGTTTGATAACTAATCACCATCCTGTCAGAAAAATCTAACATGAGAGAACCCCCGAATTTTAAGTATGAATCAAAAGATATTTATACCTCAGCAGGCTTTTCCCTGACCACGAGGTTGCTTCTTAGTGTTGTTCTTGTTCTTGGATGGGCGGGAGTGTGCACCATTTCCAATTGTTGTGGTTTTCTTATTAGAGTTCCTACGAACATATCCATT